CGAGTCGATCCAATCCGAACGTGACTCTTTATCATCTTCATATTGTTGTCTTAACTCACTTGATAGATTGTTGAGCTCGTCATCATCGATAGTCTCTGCCAAGTTTGATGAAAAGTCAACATCAATTTGTTCTTCAACGTTTCCAACGATTGCACCACCGTCTTCTGTTGGCGTGATTTCTGGGCCAATATCCTCAGCTAATGTAACATCTGTTGCTGCTTCGTTTTCTATTGGTACTTGTTCTGCAATAACTGGTCTTTCTACTGCCATTACTTAATTACCTTTCCAAATCCTCTAGTGGCTGCACCACCTGATGCAAATTTTTTAATCATGCCACCACGTTTAACCTTGACAAGTTTTTTCTTTTTTTCACCTGTAGATAATTGACCGCCTTTTGATCCCCGTGCTTGTAATAACATTTCAGACTTAGTTAATTTTGGTCTACCGCCTAATGATTTTTTCTTCGTGTATTGATCTGTTAAACCAGGATCATAATCTTTTAAAATACCCTTTAATTCATCTAAATCTAATTCTTTTAATTGATCTAATAAACTATCATCAAAAGAACCACTGTCTTTTTCTATTTGCACAATTGCATTAATAATACTTTTTTTACCCATTATGGCCTCACGTAATTAAAGTTTTCTTTTGTTTTTTCTTCATAGCATTAAATCCTGTGGGTTGCACGAGTTTATAATAACTTGCTTTAGGATTTTTAAAAGAGGCTTCTTTCTTCTCTTTTTTGGTCTTTTTCTTTTTACGACCTTTGACCGTGAATCCTTTTTTAAAACTCATTAGTAATATTCCCTCTGCGAAGGTAGTTGCTGTAACATCGGTGGATCCTCATAATCCTCTGGATGCACGGCTAATCCAACTTGACGATAGCGCATTAACGCTTGTGTCATGCTATCAACCAAATCGTCATGATCACCATAAGGGAAAGCCGCACATTCTTCAATCAATTCTTCTGCCCATTTCTCTTTTGGTGCCCATACTTGTCCCGCTTCGAATAGTGGTGAAACAGAGTTGACACGTACATGCTTATCATTTCCTTTGCTTGGTGTAAAGTTGACAACAGGAATTCCTACACGGCGCAGCTCATGCGTGAGCGGTGTACCACTTGCCTTCTGCTCGATGATAATTGTCTCTGGCTCCCAGTATTGATACTCTTCCATCGCAATCCGTTTTAAATCAGGAAAGTCCCATCTTCCTTTTTTCATATCAATCAAAATTATATTCGGTGTTACATCATTATATAAAAATACGCCCCACGTTGTAATAGCTGAGTAATCGGCTGTTTCCTTTTTCGAGAACGCTGTATCGTAGCTTTGAATAATATGTTGTAAATTAGGGAGCTCCCTCTTTTCCCAAATCTTCCACCACTCTCTTTTGATAATGGAACCTTCTTCACTTGTTGGATTCTGTTGCCACTGTGCATTCCATTTAGCCACGGACAACGATGCTTTAACTGATTCTAATTCCTCTAACTTCCAATACTGTGGCCATATCGGTTTATTCTCCAAGATAGCAGGAAACTCAACCACGTCCCACTGATCTGCTTTCACATCTGTTTGTGCTTTCATTAATTCTCCTGTCAAATCTTTTGTTGACCAACGAGTCATAACAATAACAATCTTACCTCCTGGTTGAAGACGCTGTCTTGGTCCAGAGGTGTACCACTCGTAAGCTGACTCCATCGCCGTCTCCGATAATGCATCTTGCTCGGAGTGTGGATCATCAATAATTAATAAATCGGCACCACGTCCTGTAATGGCACCACCAACACCTGCTGCGAAATACTCTCCCCCTTTATTAGTCTCCCACCTACCTGCAGCTTTTGAATCTTGGGATAATTTAATATCATCAAAAATATCTTGGAAAGTATTTTCTTCCATAAGGTTACGAACCTTACGACCAAAACGATAGGAGAGTTCTGCTGTGTGTGTTGTTTGAATAATCTTGAGCCGTGGATCACGGCCCATCATCCATGCGGGAAATAAAAAAGATGCAAATTCTGATTTGGTATGTCGGGGTGGCATATTAACAATTAGTCGTTTTATCTTCCCCTCGGCTAAGGCTTGAAACTTTTCTGCAATTTTTATGTGATGGGACCCCTCTACAAATTCTGGCCATACTTGCTTCACGAACTTTAAAAAGTTTGTTTGTGCCAATGTTTTTAATTGAAATGTTTTTTGACGTAGTAATAGTTTCTTCTTCAGAGTTTCTAACTCTTCAGGATTCATATTGTCATAATTGATTACACGCTTGAACTGATTAATGTCTGACATCAAAACTTTATACCATATAGTTCGTATGTGCAAAAGTTTATATATATACTAGTATATATTGACCTACGGTCTTTTTAGGGGTTGCCCCCTTTTCGAAAACTTAAAAAGGCAAAATGCAGGATTTGGGACCCCTCACCATCTGAACCACCCCACGCACCCCGCCAGGAAGTTATCCACAGGTTATCCACAATTAAATAAATTAATTTAAATTAGTTTGAAATATTCTCCAGTTTTAAGCGTCTACCTATATAAGATAATATTGGAAAATTCCTATTATTTTATTGACTTATGAAATATAAGATTTTATAAGAGTTTAAACATTTAACGTTAGGAAAACAATGTTTATAAAAAAGACTTTAAAACAAAGCATAGGTTCTAAGTTGTTCTCTGTACAATTTATAAAAGCAGATAACACTAAACGGACTATGCTTTGTAAACTACCCACAGCTGAAAAGTTTTTTAGTGGTGGAGATTTAAAAGGTAATAGAGAACACTTATTAGAAGTGATTGACATTACAGTATTGAGAAAAACTAAGGAGCCAAAAAAGTCTTGGCGTTCTATTAATCTTAATACAATAACAAGCCTAAAAATCGGGGGTATCGAATGGGTAAAATGAGTAATATTGCTTTAGAATATAAAGAGCAAAACGAAAATGAATGGGAGCAGCAACAACGCTCGTTGCTCCTAAGTGAAGGCTACACAGCCGACGAAGTCGAAGAGATAATACAAGAGATGAAAAACGAGTATTACTGGGAGATGGCTGAAAAGCACGGAGATTGGGAGAACCCTCATGCAAATTAAATTAGAAAAAGATAAGGCGCCTTTTAAGGCGCCCATCAAAATATATACTGAAGGCGCAACAGTTAAGAATAGATTTACAGGTCAAGCAACAGAATTAAATGCGCTTGAACTTTCAATCTATGATACAATTATAGGTTGTGAGTATTTAGGAGATTATGAAAATGTAAGGCTTGGCCTGGATTGGTTCAGAAAATTTAGTGTTGATGCATATTACGTTTTATTAGACTAATGCTTAGAGTAGCATTTGTTTTCATTCTTGGGTCACTTGTATTAATACAAGTGGCTCATCTATTTTAATTGGCGAGGATCAAGGATTATGGAAAATAGATTATTAAATATGATTAAGCTGCTAGAGTTGCAGATTGTTAAAACTGACCTGGCTGACGCCTGGTTGAGAAGGATCTGGCAAGATAAGATTAATGATTTAATGCTCAAGGTCACAAGGTTGACCAAGTAAAATAAGGGGGCGCAAAGCCCCCTTATTATTTTAAGATCGCAATTTTTCTAATAGTTTACTGACAGCCTTTTCACTGTTGCCCCCAACATTCCATTCGTAAATGTCATTGAGTTCTAAGCCCTCGGCTTCGCCTAAATAGTTATGACCATTCTTCCAGTTGTAAAGAGTGGCAATAGTACCATCAGCAAATTCAAAAGCCCATTCAACATCAGTTTTATAATTGTCACATAAATCTGGATTAGGTGGACCAAATGCCTTTAACAGCTGTTCATAGCTAGCTTTAATATAACCTTGTAAGCTAGTTCCACCTATATTTTCAGTTGCTTCCATATCAACTCCTTTTTTATTAATTAATAATTGACTATGTCATTTATCCCATATAATGTCAAATAATTAATTAAACATAAGGAGTGATTATGCCTAATTGGACTTATAATGATGTTTTATTTGTTGGTAATAAAAAGCAACTTAAAACATTAAAGATTATGTTGAAGTCAGATGATAATGATTTTGATTTCAACAACATTATCCCCATGCCAGAGGAACTCAAAGATACAGTAAGTGGATCAGAGAGTGCAAAACCCGAGTGGCAAAAGAAACAATCAAAAGAACTAAAAGAAAAATTTGGTGCTGATGATTGGTATGATTGGAGTATTAATAACTGGGGTACGAAGTGGAACTCTGTTGATACTGAAGTTGAATATGATGATAGTGGATTAAGTTATCGTTTTAACACGGCTTGGGACGCACCGAGAAGAATTGCATTACAACTATTACGAATGCAAAAAACAATTTTAAAAGGTATTAGTATTGAATGGAATTGCACTCATGAGGATGGCAACGAAGAAGAAACAATAATAGATATGGAGCTTGAGTATGACATCCCCCAAAACTAATAATGAATGGACAGTGGTGCTATCGTATGATGTTCAAAAATCTTTTCTTGTTGAAGCAAGAGATAGAGAGGAAGCATATAAAAAAGCATATGATTGGGACTATGTAGATGTTGATGAAAATTGGGAATTTTTAGAACATATTGAAACAAAAGAAGGGGGTTAAATGAGTAAACCTCTTGATCAAATGACCACGCAAGAATTAAAACTTCCTGTTATCCCCTCTATATAGAGGGGCACTCCCGATCAGCTACCAGGTCATTGGGTTCCTGGTAGCTGGCAGCTCAGCCAATTAAATCTGTAAGGGTGTATGTGTGTGTTAGTTAGTAGCTATATAAATCGATATTACACTCTTACAAATTTATTAATGCTCAAGGTCTCAAGGCACAAGCAGCTTTGAAGCAGCTTCAGGTCTCACGCTTCAAGGCACAAGGGCCAAGAAAATTTTTAATTATTTAGTTGACATTATTCCCATAAGATCTTATATAATAGATATGGGCTGGTGTTAAAACGATTAATTTCTAGTGTATACCCACCAGCCCCAACATAGAACTGGAGCGAGTGACCCGATAGGCGAGAGGCGCATACAGTTCTATCATAGGAGTGAAGAATGAATATAAAAGAAGCAAAGTCAATTGTAGGCGGCCTTAGTAACCCGAGCAAAATGCCTGGTTATGGTTATGGCTTAAGCGCTTTCGATTGCAGCGTAGGGTCTAAGCTTCGACTGATAAAGAATAGTACTTGCTCGATGTGTTACGCATTGAAGGGGCGCTATACTTTTCCAGGGGTGAAGCAGGCGCACGCCAACAGATTAGAATCAATTCAAGATCCACGCTGGATTGAGGCAATGATTCTATTAATAAATAATTACGGTAAGAAAATACCTTATTTCAGATGGCATGATTCAGGGGACATACAGTCTCTTGACCATCTTAAAAAGATTGTAGCTGTAGCAATGGCAACGCCAAAAGTAAGACATTGGCTGCCAACACGTGAAGCTGGGATCCTGAAAGCTTTTTATAAAGAAGGGCATTCACTCCCGGGAAACCTGGCAATCAGAGTTTCAGCTACGATGATTGACGGTAAACCCCATAGCAATGTGGGGTTAA